CTCTTGCAGGTGAATACCAAATCGGAACCGACTGGAGCCAGACACACTAATGAGGAAAAAAACAATGAGTCAAGATAGACAATTGGAAAACAAGACTAGGTTGACAATCAACGGTAAGCGTTACCGAGTAGGCAATCCAAACCACCCACATTACGAACTGTACAAGAAGCACGGCATTGATTCAGTACTTGAGGTCATGGGTTTGGTTGAGGACACGCGGCAGGAGGATGACGACACATTCCCTTGGGGCAGTATATTCTTTCTCGCAGCACTCGCGGGTTTGATTTTATTCACTACGATGGGAAGATAATATGAAACCTGCAAAAGCTGATAGGAAGAAGTTTGACTTAGACTTAGCATACGGTGAGGTACGGGAAGACAAGATTGCCGATATGCTACAGAACAAGAAGATTGAAGTTAAGTCCGAGAAGGATATGTGGCAAAAGACTGGTAACATCTGCATTGAGTACCAGTCGTGGGGTAAGCCATCAGGCATTGCAGCCACAGAGTCTGACTACTGGTTCCATAACCTTTGCATCGGGGACGACGAGTACTGTACCTTGGTGTTTGATACAAAGGTATTGAAGAAGATAGTAAATGGTTTGGATACGTTCAGAACAGTATCGGGCGGCGACAACAACGCAAGCCGGATGTTCTTGGTAAACTTACAGAAGCTATTCTCAACGGATGTGATTAAAGCATTCAAGGAACTCGAAGATGAAAAAGACTGAGACGTTAGTTAAAGACATCTACAAGCTGATGGAGACAAAGGACGCTGACCCAGCAGTAGACGTTGAGGCTGAGATTGAGAAGTTCGGTGAAGCAGTCAAGGACTTAATGCGTACTGAGTTCGGCAGGGAGAAGCGACAAGACAAACGGACGCTAAGGTTGTCTAACATTGGACGCACAGACCGTTACCTTTGGAATGTAGTAGCAGGTACAGAGAAGGAAGAACTTGAACCCGCGACATACGTTAAGTTTATGTACGGACATCTAATTGAAGAGATGCTGTTATTCTTAACACGTATGGCAGGGCACACAGTAACCGACGAGCAGAAGCGTTGTGAGGTGGAAGGTATCCGAGGCTCAATGGACTGTAAGATTGACGGTGTAGTTACCGACGTTAAGTCAGCCAGTAGTTTTGGGTTTAAGAAGTTTAAGGAAGGTAAGATACTGAACGACGACCCCTTCGGTTACGTTGACCAGATTAAAGCCTACGCCCACTCGGAAGGTGCTACAGAGATTGGTTGGCTGGCGATGGACAAGACCAACGGACATCTTACGTTCTTGAAGTACGACTTGAACGACCCAAAGGTTGCAGGGGTTATAGAGTTTGACGGTACGATTGTTGATAGGGTGAAGCACTTGAAGGAGATGGTAAACAAACCAGAACCTAACTACTTATGTCACCAGCCGGAGCCGGAAGGCAAGTCAGGTAACATGAAGTTAGCAATGGGTTGTTCTTACTGTCAATACAAAAAGCATTGCTATCCTGACCTACGGTTGTTCAACTACTCCTACGCACCAAAGTACTTGTGTAAGGTAGTCAAAGAGCCAAACGTACAGGAGCTGAAAATCAAATGAGTAAGAATAAGAAAAATGGTAGGTTCCGGTCAGGCTTAGAGTCAGCTTTATATGACCAACTCAACAAAGAGTTTGAATACGAACCGTACAGACTGCCCTACACTATACACAGGAAGTACGTACCGGACTTTGTACATGACGGTAAGAAGATACTAATTGAGGCTAAGGGTTACTTCAGGGTAGGAGACACACAAAAGTACACCTCCATCCGAGACTCAATGCCAGAGTGGGAGTTAGTGTTTGTCTTATCAGACCCGTACAAGAAGGTACGCAAGGGCAGTAAGATGACAATGGGACAGTGGTGCGAGAAGGAAGGCTTTGCTCACTTCACTGTAAAGACTACTAAGGAATTACTAAAGTATGTGAGGGATAAATAAGATGTCGTTTGAAGAATACAAGGAACAGTTCCTACGCGACCACGATGAGATAACTATATTGGAAGTGCTAGAGATAAACGGTGAGGAACTGTTGGAAGCATTTGAAGATAGACTAATTAGACATAGAGAGGATACTTATGAGCATTGACGACGCAACACCAGAGATGTGGGACAAGCTACGTACAAAGTACAAGGCGTTAGCAGAGGAAGAGTATAAGGACTTCTTAGAGTACCCATCAGTCGATGACCCTGTAGAAAGCCCAGTGCATTACAACACAGGTTCCATAGAGTGTATCGAGGCTATCAAAGCTAGTATGTCCGACACAGAGTTCAAAGGCTACCTCAAGGGTAATGCTATGAAGTACCTCTGGCGTTATGACTACAAGGGTAAGCCTGTAGAAGATTTACAGAAGGCTCAGTGGTACTTAGCACGTTTGACCGAGGAGATAGAGTAATGGCACTTAACATAGCAACTTGGAAAATAATTAGCGTAACTAACGCGATACAGGAGTTAGCGTGGTTACTCGGAGACGATGTAGATTATAACGATGTTCTTACTTCTCTTCAGGTCTCTGCTCTTATTTCCCCAAAACTAGCAAGTGACGTAGATGAAATTAACTTCTATGTACATCATAAGTACGGTGATGATGATTACATCGAGGAAGAACACTTAGGTTGTCAGAACTTTCCTGTTTGTGACACAGAAGGTTGTGGAGGGGGTAAATAATGGCACACGGCATGACACACGGTGGTAAGGGTTCAGCAGTACGCCCTACCGACAAGAAGAAGTTTGAAAACAATTACGATGCTATCTTCGGTAAGAAGAAAGAAAAGGAAAAGGAGAAGAAACAAGATGACAACACAAAGACCAATTAGGTACGAGTTCATCGCTCACCCTTATGATTGTGTGCTAGGTTCCTCTCCAAACACCACGATTAGTTTAGTCATACACGACGGAGACATTTTACTGTCAGAAATGTACGAACAATTTGAATATTTTTTAAAGGCCGCAGGCTATCACCCAAAAACGGAAGAAGAATAATGGATAAGTACCAACAGTTTATACACAAGTCACGTTACGCACGATGGATTAAAGAGGAAGGCCGTCGTGAGACATGGGAGGAGACAGTACAGCGATATGTCGATTTCTGGACAGAACGTGGACAGATTGACAGCAAAGTGGCCAAGAAACTGTACAACTCTATCCTCAACCTAGAGGTCATGCCATCAATGCGCTGCCTTATGACTGCCGGTGTAGCACTAGACAAGGACAACGTAGCAGGCTTTAACTGTAGCTACCTAGCCATTGACTCACCACGCAGCTTTGACGAGCTTATGTACGTACTTATGTGCGGCACAGGTGTAGGGTTTAGTGTTGAACGTAACTTCATTACCAAGCTACCAGTAGTCGCAGAGACATTCCACAAGTCAGACACAACAATTGTGGTGGGTGATAGTAAGGTGGGTTGGGCATCAGCGTTCCGTGAGCTTATCGCTATGCTGTACGCAGGTAAGATACCTAAGTGGGATATGTCCGGTGTACGCCCTGCCGGTGCAAGACTAGAGACATTCGGTGGTCGAGCGTCAGGCTCTTCTCCTTTGGACGAGTTGTTTCACTTCTGTGTTGCTGTGTTCCGTAACGCGGCAGGACGCAAGCTAACATCCATTGAGTGTCACGATGTAGTGTGTAAGGTTGCTGACATTGTAGTCGTAGGTGGCGTTAGACGTTCAGCCTTGATTAGTTTGTCTAACTTGTCGGACGGACGGATGGCTAAGGCTAAGTCAGGTGCATGGTGGGAGAACGACGGACACCGTAGACTGGCTAACAACAGCGTAGCGTACACAGAGAAGCCAGACTTCCAAGCGTTCCTCAATGAGATGCAGACGTTGTACGAGTCTAAGTCAGGTGAACGTGGTTTGTTTAGTCGTGTTGCAGCGCAGAAGATTGCAGCTAGGAATGGTCGTCGTGACCCTAACCATGACTTCGGTACTAACCCTTGCTCTGAGATTATCCTACGCAGTAATCAGTTCTGTAACTTGTCAGAGATTGTAGTACGAGAGGATGACACGGAAGAGACGTTGAAAGCTAAGGCGGAAGTAGCAGCCATCATCGGCACACTACAGGCTACCTTGACTGACTTCAGATACTTACGTAACATCTGGAAGAAGAACACAGAGGAAGAGGCATTGCTAGGCGTAAGCATGACAGGTATCATGGACAACAAACTGTTAAGCACACCTAACTCACCTCATTGTGAAGTAGTGTTGGAGGCTGTACGAGATGTCGCTATTGCAACGAATAAGAAGTGGGCAAAGAAGCTTGGTATCAATCAGTCTACTGCCGTTACTGCTGTTAAGCCGAGTGGTACTGTTTCTCAGCTTGTCGATAGTGCTAGTGGCATCCATCCTCGCTTCTCTAAGCATTACATTAGACGTGTACGTTCGGACAAGAAAGACCCCTTAGCAGTCTTTATGAAGACAGCAGGGTTCCCTGTAGAGGACGATGTGATGTCTGAGTCTTCGTCAGTGTTTAGTTTCCCTGTCAAGGCACCGTCGACCAGTGTGACAGTCAGTGACGTAGGTGCAATGCATCAGCTAGAACTTTGGAAGATGTACCAGAATAGTTGGTGTGAGCATAAGCCAAGTATCACAGTATACTACACTGACAGCGAGTTCCTTCAGGTAGCTCAGTGGATATGGGATAACTTTGACTTGTGTAGTGGTATTAGTTTGTTGCCAGTAAGTGAACATACGTATCAACAAGCTCCTTATGAGGACATCAGTGCTGAGGAATATGATAAACTACTAGCATCAATGCCTAAAGATATTAACTGGAATGACCTGCAATACTTTGAGCAGGAAGATAACACTACCGGCTCACAGGAACTAGCGTGTACCGGAGGTGCTTGTGAAATAGTTTAAGAAAGTGCTGATATAAGGCGCTACACTACCTAAACAGACACAAAGTTAAACCAAAGGTGTAAAAAGTGTAGTAAATGAGCATTTATTGGTACGTAAAAGTGTAGTAAACTTGGGGGGTCATTGCGACCCCCTTTTTTACGTCTTGGGTTTATCGACTGTATTGTTGTGGTGGGGGTTGCTGTTGTGCCGGTGCTGTATAAGCCGTACCTAAAATGTTACCACGTCCTATTAGTGCCTCTAAGCTAATAACCAGTTGCTGAGTAATGTCAACACCTTGCTTTTCCGCAGCTATGGCGGCTTTCTGAAGACTGATTAGTTTATCCATTTTTTTAGGAGTAATCTGCATACCTGCTAAAAAGGCAGGCATAACACTTTTAAAGATTGCTTCTAGTTTAGGCTTAGACAGTGCTTGTTGTTCTGCACCTGCTATTGTTAAACTAAACCCCTGTTGAGTTTTATCCGACCTAGAAAGAATCGACAAGTTCTCTAACATCTCATCCATCTTAGCAGGAACACCAGTCCCTTTAAATAATTCCTCAAAAGTCTCTCTGAAACGCGGCTCTTTTAGTTTATTTGCGAAAACAGCAGCAGAACTCATAGCGTCATCAGGGGATGACCTTAGTATCTCGTCCAAGAAGCCTCTTCTAATACCTTCTAAGGGATTAACGTCTAAACCCTTAATCATTTCATTATACTCGTTTATTTCACGCTTAGAAGCGCCTTTAGGAGGCTTAGGTAAGTCCTTCTTATATTGAGCAGCAGCTTTGCGTAGTTGCTTAATCTGTATAATACCTTCAGACAAACCGTCCTGAGTCAGTATACGACCAATTCTAGCAGGGTCGCTGTTCTTCAGAGCAGCTTTTAACCACTCAGCACCGACGACTTCTCTACCTCTTTTATAATAAGCTGTAACGTCAGCATACTCTTTCTTAAGAGCAGGGGACAAGCGAGTAGCTGCTTCTTCCATGCCTTCTTCTAACAGGTTTTGCTGTTTAATTAGAACGTCAACTAAGTTATTATCTGGGTTAGACGAACCACGTAAATCAGCAATTGCGCTCTTAACCTTAGACAGTCTCTGATGAGCTTCGTAGAAGTTTAGGTCGTCAGGAGTTGCTCTGAGGTCTGAGATGACTTGCGCTACACCTCCTCTAGCTGTTGTCTGCTGAATTACTTCTCCGTCTTTTCCTACTTTAGGCTGCGCTCTATATTGACCGCTCTGACTGATTTCATCAGCAAGGTCTTTAGCCGACTGTCTTACGTTTACATTTACTCCTTTACCTTTAATCGCCAAACCTTTATAAATAGGGTCAACAATCTTCCGAATAGCGTTCTCGTTCTGCGCCACAAAAGCCTGAAGAACTTGACCTTGCTTACGCGGGCCTTGATTTGCAAACATACCTACCATTTCATCTATCTGCTTACCCATGAACTGTCCGTAGATATTATAATAGTTCTCTACAGTACCTCTCGTAAACCTAGACACCTTAGAAATCTGCTCTAACAGTTTAGGAGTAATTTTGTCCGTAACCATGGAGGGTAACAGACTAGCTCCCATTTCTTTAAGCTGTGCTTGTAGTTTAACTATCTGGTCAATACTTTCGTCAGCTAAACCTGCCTTACCTGCAACAGGTTGTCGCTTAGGGAACTTATCCCGAAGAGCTTTAACACCTTGTTTACCACCTCTATAGGCTTTAGCCACAACAGGTAAACCTAAGCTACCGGCTGACGAGTAAATAAAGTCAGTTTCAGCGGCATCTAACGCCTGAGCAAAAGCCTCGGAAGGGTCAAACTCTTCACCAGAAATTAAAGCGTCCACTGTGTCATAAGAAAACTCAGTTGTACCTAAAGCGGCTCCACTGGCTGCACTTCCTCGGAGTGCTCCTGTGACAACAGGTATAGTAGCTTTAGCGAAACCGAAAACACCTCTGTTAGGTAACTTAGAAGTTAAACGCTGTCCCCACTCATAACCTTTTTTACCTTGAGGGATAGAAGCCGCAATGGAAGCCGACATACCTGCAATCATTTTCTTCCAATCAAAGGGGTCAACTTCCTCACCGGAGGTTGCTTCGTAGGTTAGTGTGTCTATAACATCGCTAGGATTAATGTTGTCTGCTTCCCAAGAGTCATTTAGTTTAGCTAATAACTCTGTGTCCGACACTGCTCCTGTTGGATTAGGAGTAACAGGTATAATCATAGACTGGTCAATAGGAGAAGCGCCCATACCCTCAGAAGGCATAGGTTCTCCACGTAGCAACGCTAAGGTTGCGGGGTCAGTTACTGCGTTTGTAGTATCTACCATTATTATTAATCCTTCTTTTTAACAGGAATGTTTGCGAGATACCACATAGGTTTTCCATCACTACCTACCAGAGGAGCGCCTGTCTCATCTGATAAAGTGTAGTATGTCTGTGGCTTACCTTGTGCGTCTGGAATAGTTCTAGTAAACTCTCTATACGCAGGGTTTGTCCAATCTATTTGAGTAGGACGACCCATTAAGGAAGCTCTAAACCCTTGATAGTGTTTCTTAACAAGGTTAAGTTGCTTTCTATATCGCGCATCACCCACGGTGGGGTCAAGATTACCAAGCGCATTCTGTAGTAGTTCAAGTTCTTTTAAGTTCAAAGCACCTAAACCTGTAGCACCTACTGCTGAACCCTCACGTAGTTCCATTAGGGTGTCTCTAGCAATCCGCGACTGTAGTGTTTCAGTCAATTTCGCTAGATATTTTGCATCACTGCCCGGAACGTACTTCATTAACGGATGAAAAACAACCGCGTCTTGAGGCCAGAAACTTTCAGTCATGCTTTTAGCTTCATTAACAAAACCAATCTGTCTTTCAATGTCGTTCAAAGTTTCCTGAGTTTTTTGTTTCTTAGCTATAAGCTGTCGCGCAGAAGCCTGAGTAGCTACACCTTCCTGTTCCATTACACCTAGAGTTTCGTTAAATACGTTATAGGTTCCGTCAGCTTGAACTTGTATATCATACTTAGGTAGTTCTACAGTACCAAACGGTATACGACCTGTACCGTCGGGAAGTGTAGTATATTTAATTGTCTGCCCAGTCAAAGGGTCAATGCCTTCAGTAGTTACCCTGTTTTCGTTAATTTTTTGTTCGTGAGCAACTCTCTCACCTTCTGGCTTAGTTAAGTCAAGGAACTGAACATACGTCTGACCGTCATCTTTAGTAACTTCTATTTCTTCTAAATCGGCAGTGCTAGGAAGCTCTGTGGCTCCTAGAGTAGAGACTTCAGATACTACGTCACCCTCTCTTTTAAACATTACTTTTGTTTTTGTACCGTCCCTTACTACGTCCTCCGTATAGTACTTAGGCGCATTAGGGTTAGAAGTACCTGTTATTTCAGCATCATATCGTTTAACTATACTACCGCCCGCGTCAAGCACGACTAACTTGTTCTTTCCGCCTTCGTTGATTGTTTCAGTAGTTGTCTTTCCAGAAGTGGCTTCCTTAATGAAGTCTTTCATATTGGCAGGAGTAATCACACCTTGTAAAGCCAATGCTCCGTAACCTTTATCAGGGTAAGTTTTGTCCAAGTAAGTAGCAAACTGTGTACGCTGTGTAAGCTGTGTGTCCATTCCTAGCTTCTTTTCATCCGCTGCTAAGTTCTGTGCTTCATACATCTGAGCTAACTTTTGCGCTCTTACAGGGTCAACCTCACGTACAATTTTTACATTCCTTTCCT